AAGTATGGTACTGTGTTGACTGCTGATGGAATATATTGACTTTCGTCAATTACTGTTACTTGTACGCCTGGTGATACTAATGCCATGGTTGAATCCTTTTCAAGTTCTAATATTTATTCGCAACCATCAAAAAGTAGCCGTTATGCATCCCTTTGCAAAGGTCCGTTTATAAATACCGCATGAATAGACCCGTATGCAAGGCCTGTGGGCAACGACACAGTGCTGTGAACTACCTCAAAGAAGGTGTACCTCACTATAGGTCCCGCTGCGACGTTTGTATCAAAAAAGGTAAAAAGGCACGGGCTCCTGTGCCCCGATGGCAATCAAACGGATACAAGAAAAAACCCGCATGTGACAAATGCGGGTTTAGGGCAGCTCATCCAACACAGTTGCTGGTTTACCACATAGACGGAAATCTCAACAATTCTGAGTTAAGAAACCTACGCACAGTGTGTCTCAACTGTGTGGCCATGATCAAACGATCCGCTGTTATTTGGCGACCAGGGGACCTTGAGCCAGATTCTTAACTTGCTCATACAAATGATCCAAGGTGCCATTGTTGTCTAGCACAGCATCAAACTTGGTGCCAATCCAAGACGTTTCTGACGCATGGATTTTGAGTTTTTCTAGTTGGCGCCTACTTAGTGCCCAGCTGGAGTTACCATCAGGACCACGATTTACACTCACAGCAGCATCATACCATTCGGGTTCAGGTCCTCTAACTACACGTACCACAATGCCGCCGGCACGTTTGATAGCTAGAATTTCGTTGGGAAATCTACAGTCGCTGATCACCACATCATCTTGGCTGTTGCGTAGTTTGTTTTCCAAGCTGGCAATCCAAATATCGTCGTGGAAAGCCCGGCGACACACATCTGTGCCCCAGTATTGCAATATCCAACGCGGAGTAAGATCGGGCATATCCAGCCTGGCGGACCACCATGGATCCACTTGCTCTCGCCATTCCCGAGCTTGTTTTGTACGCCCTTCTAGCATGGTTCTGTCCCACCCAAACACTTGGGCCACTGCATCTTTCAAGCTGTTGGCAAATGATTCTCGACGAAAATGATGTAAGTTTACTAGATAGTCAGCAGCAGTGTCTTTGCCAGCACCAATTAATCCGCAAATTCCAATGATCATCGAAGTTCCTTTATTTTGAAATATTGTAATGTATCCTGTACCATGCTGATTTGCCTACGACAATCTTCCAAAGCATGATGGCTGGCCGGGGGCGCTTCTACATCGGGCCATAGACTCAATAGTGTACGACTGTCTCGCACTTTGTAATACTGCCAAGGCAAAGTTTTGTTGTAGCTTTTGTATGCATGCTCTAATATGGTCATGTCATATGTTGGGCCTTGTGCCCAGATACGGTTTGAATGCCATATTAATTTAGCCAATTCGTCCAGGGCTTGATCCAAAGGAATGCGACCTTCTTCCGCAAACGCTTCGTCCCGCACTACAGCAGGTTGCGTGGCCCACCACTCAATGGTTCCTTGGTCAATGTTGCGGTTTTCTTGGCTTTCCAGTGTGACTCTAGCATAGTAGAGTTTATCTGCATAATAACCTGATCCCAGCGGATCAAATGCCTGCGCCGCAATGGTCAAAATTGTTGCTTCGGGCGCAGTGCCAAGTCCTTCTAAGTCTATCATCAAGTCCATGCAGACATTGTAACAGATTAGCAAGTGTTGTTCTAGTGGGATTTAGCCGATAACCCAGGTTAATGGTTGAGAGCCATCTACGTAGTTTACCAATTGGCCAATCAGTGCGTCCATTTGGGTTTGGGCTTCGGCTTTCATAGCAGTGCCGTTCAAGCTGCCGCCACCCTGGGGTCCGGCGATTGTGGCAAACTTCTCACGAGCTTCACCAATGATCATCTTGCAGTTGGCAACCATGTAGTCCTTGAGCCACTGCTGAATTTGATGATCGCTCAGCAGGTTGATTTCGGGCTTCAAATTGTAAGTCCAAATCAACACAGCTTCTCCAGTGTTTTTTGGGTCACGCATCAACTGCAACTTCTTGGTCACAGGGTTGAATGTGTAGTTGAAATAGCCACCAAACATTCTAGCAGCCAACTCAGTGTACTGGCTGTAGAAATCGTAAGTGGCAAGGCCACCAGCCACGTTGAAGTTCATCAAATAAACTTGCAAGCTGGCCTGAGCAAATGGGTCAAAGTTTGACGCAAAAGGACCTGTAGCGTCGCCAAATGTTCTGCGAAAACACTGACGTACACTGATAACTTCTTGCGGCAATGTGTAGATGTTTTGGTCTTTTACCAGGGTAAAAAAGCTGTAACTTTCTTCGTAAGCATTGTTGGCACGTTGACGATAGGTGCCAATGGTCTTTTGATATGCAGCTTCGAAATGGCTAGGGTCTAGCTCAAGGTCAATGATATCTCCGCCCAACTGTAGTTTGACGTATTCTATTAGGTTTTGCTTCAGTGTTGAAAGAGTATCTTGCTCTTGGATCATACAGGGACTCCCGGTCCCTGTATTTAGCTTACCAACTACGCAAGATTACCAAGTTTTCGGTGCCTCGGGCATTCCACGCTGTTTCTGTGGTAGTGAGATCTTTGAAGATCTTGCGGGCGGCGGGCTTGCCGGCACTACTGATTGCTTTGACAACTTCTGCAGGTTTACGCACAGTTTTCTGGAGCGTTTCCACAGTGCTGAAGCCAATTACACTGTTGTTCTTAATAGTAAACGCCTTGGTGTATTCATCTGCAACAATGTGGATCAACTTGCGCTTCTTGGTGTCATACAACCATGCTTCTGCTTTGTCAACCAAGGCAGTTGCAGGCAATGATTTCAGCTTGAGTTCAGCAAATTCTGCAAGAATCTTGAACTTGGCTGCTTTCTTTTCCGGGCTTACAGGTTTGACCTTGCGTGGCTTGCGTTCCACTTTCTTGATCTGCACATAAGCACCGCAGTCCGAAATCACAGTTTCGCAGAACTTCACAATGTTGCGAAGCTGGATTTTGCTGAAATGCCGATAGCCTTCGGCCAGCGCACCGTCTTTGCCCTCAATCACAGTTTCGTATTCTTCCAGTTTGCGTTTCCAAATGTCGCTGATGATATAGATCAACTGTGGAGCAATGTTCATGCTACGGATCAGGCTCACAGGTTTGTAGTCTGCTGACATCTTGGCACCTGCAGCCACAAACTCGTCAAACATACCATCTAACTCGCCAGCACATTCCGACACCTTTTCGCGCAGGCGGTCTTGAATGTTGGGCTTGGCCGGAGCGTCTTCTTCTGCCGCAACTTCTTCTTGACGTTGTTCTTTGAGCGTTAACAATTCAGCAATCAAATTGTCCAGCTTGATTTGTTCGTGTTCATCCAGTTCCAAGCCCATCATGCTCATGCGGCACAACCAGCCAGTGGTCAGTCGAATTTGGCTGTCACTCAGCGCACGGATTTTCTTAGCGTCTTTGGTGCGGTTGTGTGCATCCAAATACTGAGCAATCATGTCTTTGGCTTCTTTTTTGCCATAGAAGTAGTTGTACCAACCAAATGCATTACTCAGGGCACTGATGCGGCCCTCAACTGGTTGTGTTCGCCATGTGGGTTCCACGCCCACATATTTGGTGTCGGCGCTTCGGGGATTGAGCGGTTTAATTTTATATGCGATTGCTGTCATGTTAGTCCTTACTTAGTTTTGGGCAGATTTTTTACAGCATCAAAAATTTTGAGTGCGCGGTTGATGTCAAAATTCTTGTGGCGGTACATGTATGCCTTTTTGCGCTCTGCAATCTCAAGAGCAGCCATTAGTTTCCACTTAGTGTCAAAATCTGACTTCATGAGCATGTGGGACATGTCTACAATGTCCAGTGCATACTCTACCCATTTTTCCGTTGCTTTAACTTTGTCGTAAGGCACTACGGCTTTGGACTTGTTAGTGGCGGAATATTTTGCAACAAAATTGATAGCCTGCATAACACACCTCTTTGTTGAACAAGTGTGTATTGTAGCATATTAGGGTTTTTTGGTCAAGTCAGCAGAAAGTAGTACTAAAGTAAGATCTGCTTCGTTGCGAAATGTGATCCAATATGGACGAACAGCATCGCGACTGGGACGATCACCATAATAGGTATACCAGGAGTGATTGCGATTCCAGCCGTTTTCTTTCAACCGATCCCGGCATGCTCGTTCGATTGCTATGGAATCTGGGGTATGACCGTGCTCAAAACGCAAGGCCACTGTGTGCCCGGCTTCTTTGAACTGCCGAAATCTGCGGTTTAATTTAACTACTTTCATGTCCAAATTATAGCAGTTTGAGATTTAATGGTCAACCGTCAATAAATAGTATTACCATGCCAAGACTCAGTTTATACCGTCCCAATAGGACCAAAGATTACCAATTTTTTGACCGCACAATCAGTGAGATGTTTACTGTTGGCGGCCTCGATATCTACATCCATAAGTATCTCGGTCCACAAACTGGTGGTGCTGATGTTCCAGGCAGCGGAAATTTTGACGTTACTCAACCTGTTTACGAAACACAAAGCCCACTCAACATCCAAGACTTGCTGTTGCTGGAAAACCGTGATCGAACATACGCACCCGACATTTTTATCATGCGTGGTGTATACAGAACACAGGATGTGGACTTTGACCTAACACAATTTGGACTGTTCCTAAACTCTGACACACTGTTTATGACATTCCACTACAACGACATGATTGACACATTTGGTCGCAAGCTCATGAACGGCGATGTGATCGAAGTTCCAAACTTAAAAGATTATCATCCATTAAACGAAGCCATTCCCCGAGCATTGCCACGTTACTATCAAATTCAAGATGCCAACTATGCGTCAGAGGGATTTAGCCAAACTTGGTTGCCGCACTTGTGGCGTATCAAGGCTACACCATTAAACAACCAACAAGAATTCTCAGACATTCTCAACAAGCCGTTTGTGGAAGAAAACATCTGGGACGATGGCAACTTTTATCCTGCAGGAACCATTGTGAATCAAGGCAACGAATATTTCAGAGCAATTCAAAACGTTCCGTCAGGAACAGACATCACAAACACCAGTTACTGGGCTCCGTACACTCCGCCTACCATAAGTGATATTCAAAGTACTCGTACCAAAGATTACCAAATCAATGATGACATTGTGGCTCAAGCCACAGTGGAAGTGCCCAAGTCGGGCTATGACGTGGCTCCGTTGTATGTGTATCCAACCACACTAACGGGAGAACCGGCTGATCCTACTGGACTGAGAGCAGACCAGACTGTACCAGTGGACAGCACCGAAGGCGGCCAAGCATTGACTCCCAGAGCCGACGGATGGACTGCTGGATACTTGACAGGCGACGGCCTTGCACCCAACGGATTCCCTGTAACTGCTGGAGTTAGCTTCCCAGCCAATCCTGTGGTGGGAGACTTTGCGCTACGACTGGATTACAAGCCCAATCGCTTGTTCCGATACAATGGTAGATTGTGGGTTCGCATTGAAGACAAAGTTCGTACAGATCTCAGCAATGGTCCAGAGAACCAAACTTTACGGTCCAGCTTTGTCAACAATACATACACTACCAATACCACAGACATGGGACCCATTCCACAGCGTCAAAGTTTATCGCAAGCCCTGCGTCCCAAGGCCGACAACGGCGACCAGGGCGGAAACTTGCCGCCCAACCCACCTACTATTGGCTAATCAAACAGGACAAACATGCAGCAATTTTTTTATGACGCACAAATACGCAGATTCTTACTGCAATTTACTAGAATCTTTTCTGGATTCCAGGTAATGTATGGCAACGAAACTGACGGGGTCAACAATGCCACTTTGCTACGTGTGCCTGTACGCTACGGCGATGCCACTCGCAATGCCCAAACTATCATTCAAGAAAACTCTGCTTCAAGCTTGCCATCGACCCCAATGATGACATTTTACATTTCTAGCTTGGACTATGAACGTGAGCGCATGCAAGAGCCGTACTTTGTAAACAACATTTCGGTTCGCCAGCGCACATACGATTCTATGACCGAGACCTACGAAACCACGCAAGGCAATGCATTCACAGTGGAACGCTTGATGCCTGTGCCTTACAAGCTCTCGATTAACTTGGACATTTGGACTAGCAACACTAACCAAAAATTACAGTTGCTAGAGCAAATTCTTACCTTGTTCAATCCCAGTTTGGAAATACAATCAACAGACAACTACATTGACTGGACCAGCTTGAGTGTGATGTATTTGGACAGCACTACTTGGAGCAGTAGAACCATACCACAGGGCCAAGAAAATCCCATTGACATCGCCACCTTGAAGTTCAGCATGCCAATTTGGATTTCCAGTCCTGCCAAGATTAAAAAGCTTGGCGTTATCGAGCG